ATCCAATAACTATTTTGTCATATTTTATCATTCGGCGGCGAAGGCTTCCTCTTGTACTTGGGCATTTGCGACCAAATCGCTGCTACTTTGAATTTTTCCACCACCGACACCCCAGAGCATCGTTATGCCAAGCTCCTCGCAAACTTTCATTTCCGGGGTGTTTCCAATAGTTCTGTCTCCGCCATTGGCAAAAATATCTGGCTTGTACTTTCTTAAAGTTTCGCAGATAGCACCATCGTCATCATCTGCTTCCACAACCATACGAACCCCTTTCATACAAGAGATAATTTCGGCTCTCTCCTTAAATAGCATAAATGCAAATCCCTTTTTACGCCTCAACCAGCCGTCTGAATTAGCGACTACAATTAGATCCCCGTATTTCGCTGCTTCTTGTATCATTCGACAATGCCCAAAATGGATAGGATCGAATCCACCTGAAACCATAATTGTCTTTTTTGTTTTAGGCGTTGGGTTTTCCAAGGCAACATATTCACCATAATGGTGCGCCATATTAATTCTCCGTAATTTGTGCTATGACATAATTGTCTAAAATAAGATGATGTGTTTGTCCGTTGTGTTCCACTTCCTCAATCATTGCCCGATCGACAAGAATACGACTTCCGGCAGCCAGATTATCAAAACGGCAATCGGGGGCGCTTCCGTGAACAACTGCGGAGCAATATTTTCCTTCTACTTTTGCATAATCATCGGGTAACAAAATCGATGATTGTTCTTTTTTCTTCTCTCTCTCTATATATTCTGGTGTAATTAGAATATGTCTATTAAATGGTTGTAAATACATTGTTTTCCTTTATTTTTTTATCCGCAACGAGCGAATCCACAATTTTTGCAAGTCAAGCAGCCCTCGATGTAAATGAGTCCATCTACACCACATTCAGTGCAGATTTTATCACTCCCTTCGGATCCATCGATAATATAATTTTTAAGCACTCTCGCAACACATTTGGCGAACGAAAACATATCGCTGTCTCGGTCTTTTTGCATTTGTTCCACGACATATTGGATGTCTGCTCCGTGTCGTAACGAAAGTGAGATAAGACGGGTAAACGCAGAGTTGTTTGGGTTGTCAAATGCTCTAACAAGATCCTTGACTAATATAGTGTCCCCATTTGTGCCAACTTTAAGGTCATAAACAGAATTCATAGTTTTACGAGGATGTTTGACAAGTATGCCCTCGGTTCTTCTTGCAGGGATCTCAATAAGGTTGGATAGACCACCCATAACCTCGTAAGGTTTGCCGTCAAGCATGCCCACCAAAATCATCCACTTCTCTCCCTGAATAGTCGCGTGGTGGATGTTACAGAGCAACTCTGAGGGGCGTTTTACTGCTTGGTGCTGAGGGAAGCTTTCCTTTGTATTTTGTTTGTTTGTAACCAGAACGCCAGTTCGTGAGCCATCGACATAAACAGTGATGCCCTTTAATCCAAGCTTCCAGCCCAGCGTATAAAGCCGAGAAACAACCTCTGGATCGGTGCCTTTTGGAAGGTTAATAGTGGAACTGATCGAGTGGTCAATATGTTGTTGAATTGTTGCCTGAATACGAACTCTTTTTTCCCAGTCAATTTGATCAGACTCGGTGAAAAAGGTGGGAATCTCATCAGTATTGAAAGAGTTAAGATATGTCCGAACGTTGTGGTGAAAAACTTCATATTCAGTCCATCTGTCACCCAGTTCGTCAGTAAAGTCTGCTTCGATATCAGTTTCGTTGTGAGAAAGTTTACGTCGTCGTGTATAAGAATTTCGAAACACTGGTTCGATACCAGAACTGGTTTGTGACATAATAGAAACGGATCCAGTTGGAGCATTTGTCAGAATTGAGATATTACGGCGACCGTGTTGGGCAATAAGCATTTGTAGTTCTTTCGGCAACGATTTAATGAACTCATTATCTTTTTCCTTCTCCCAATTAAAAACAGGAAAGGAACCTCGCTCCTCTGATAAGTGTACACTTTCGGTATATGCTGAAATTTTTAATGTCTCATAGATTTTATCAATAATGCTAATCGCTTCTTCTGAGTCATACGCAAGAGAAAGACAAGCAATTGCATCAGCTAATCCGTGGGTACCAAGCCCGGTGCGGCGACCATTAATACAGGCTGTCCTTAAGTTCTGCCATAATTCTTTTTCGTCAGCAGTATCACAACAAGAAATGATATTTTCCAGCTTCTCAAGCTCAAGTTCAACCAGATCGTCGGAAAGACGCATTGCCGTGGACGCAACTTGACTAAAATGGTCAAAATCAAAATAAGCGTCTTTTTTAAATTCGTTTTTTACAAAGTTTTTAAGATTAACGGAAATCAGGCGGCAAGAATCGTATGCTGAAAGTGGTATTTCTCCGCAGGGATTTGTACATATTGTCTTAAAGCCGTCGTCTGCGTATGCCTCTGCGGGGAGATATTTTTCAATATTGCCCCACATTAATAATCCGGGTTCTGCTGTTTTGGTGGCTGAATCTACTATTTTTCGCCAGATTTGAACAGCATCCACATCACGAGTATATTTAGGTTTATCAGAATCAACGGGAAAGCGAAGAGTAAATTGTTCATTGTTCTGAACTGCCTCCATAAAGTCATCAGAGATCTTAACTGAAATGTTTGCTCCTGTAACTTTGGTTAAATCGTGTTTCATTGTCACGAATTTTTCAATGTCAGGATGTCGCACATCCATAGAAATCATAAGCGCACCCCGGCGTCCGTTTTGCCCGATCATACGACAAACATATGAATAAAGATCAGCAAAACTCCAAGCCCCTGTCGTGGTGCCAGCGGAATTGTTTACAGGAGTGCCTTCGGGGCGCAATTCACTAATATCAAGCCCTACACCACAGCGGCGTTTAAAGAGATTTGCGAGATTTTTGCTAGAATCAATAATAGAAGAAATATTGTCAATAGGTGAGGCAACAACAACACAATTTGATAGGGAGACGTTTACATAATTGTTCCCAATACCCATCATAGGGGATCCCTGTGGCACAATATATTTAAAATCTTTTAAAAGCTCATAAATCTGTTTCTCGGAGAGACAATTTGGACCTCCAAACTTTTCTTCCATACGAGCAAATTCAGAGGCAAGCCGGTGGTGCATGTCATCTGGTGTTTGTTCAACCAAGTTACCACTATTATCTTTTAAAGCGTATTTGGTTGTCCAAACATTAGCGGCGAGATCGTCGCCATTAAAATATTCTTTTACTTTCGTTCCCAATTTAGTTTCCGTCCTTAAACCTTTTATATTTCTCTTTTAATTTTTCAGATTGTTGTTTGGCAGCATTAACCTGAATTTCTCCGATTGTCTCACCTGTAGACGGAAGCACTTCAATCTTAACTTTGCTTAAATCCATTTTGGCAGGATAGACAAGTCCGTCTGGACCAAATCTGTTTTTGGCAACAAATACTCGTCCTGTATTATTATTTTTATCATCAATCGTTCTGGATACTGAAAAAATAAAGTCAGCAACAAAACACTTGCTGTATGCCTCAGAGATTGCCTCTAGGGTCACAACCTCAGCATTCAACCCTGATCGGTTAGTTTGAGAAGCGGTCCAAACTGGACATTTGTTCTCTTGTGCGATCGCTCGCAATTCTTCATAAATGGATTCCAAGTCGTGCCTCTTCTCTCTTGTAACCACAGCAGGCTTTAACAAGTCTCCATAGTCTACCAGAATCATATCAACTTTTATATCTTTTTGTTTTAATTTTTCAAGATGATTTTTCAGCGTTTGTGGAGAGGCAGACTTGGTGGGATATTCTTTAATAATTAATCTTCCCTTTACATCTTGAACTTTTTCATATATCATTTCTTTGAAAGAATGTAGGTCTGAAAGCTCCACTCCGGTAAGGCAGCTATCATATCGTATGCCAATACTGGTGTCTTGAAGCTCCAAAGTATAGTGGATAACTGTTTTTCCCATTTTCATCGCCTGGGTGCCCAAATGTACAAGAACCATTGATTTGCCCGCACCTGTAGGCGCGATTACGACCCCTAACTCACCATTTCCGATACCACCTTTACAAAGTTTATCTATTTCATCCCAGCCAGTACTAATTGGATCTCTTGCTTTTAATTCAAAGCGTCTTTCAAAATCTTGGATATAATCATATCCAAAATCAGAGTCACTACCCAGTTTGAGAGCGTCATTGATTACTTTAGAAATTTCGTCAAAAGACGAAGATTTGAGTAGAGAGACAGATTTAATCATCGCAGATTTTAGTACTTGTTTACGACAAAAATCAAGTGAAGTGTTTTTTACAAACTCTGCATCTCTGACTTCAGTATTATAAATCCTAGCAAAGAAATCTCTTGTCTGTTTCTTAAGAGCATCGGTTTCATTCTCCAAGTCTGTGCGGAGAATAGTTGTAATAATATTAGAAGTAGGGTGGACATTGTACTTTTGTTTATACCCAAATACTTTATCAACAAATACTTGTAGATATTTAAGTTCAAAATACTCCGTTTCAAGCACTTCCTGAATTTGATCAGAAAAAGCGCGGTCTTCAAGAATTAGAGCGGCGAGCCCCTCTTGAAAGGTCTTACCGTAACGACTAAAGCTAGCTTGCTCTTGGGAATTCAAATATACATCCGTTATTAATTATTGTTATATCTAATTTAACCCACTTTGGGCTAAAAGTCAAGAAGTTTTTTTAAATATTTTATTTTTGGTTAAGTGCTACCAGTCAAACAGGGATCTGAAGTATCATAAGGCACGTTCATAACTTTTTTGAAGCTGGGTATGCCCTCATCATCAATACAAATCTGATATTTTTGACCAGTTGGCGAAGTAATTGTCAAGGTATCAAAATTACCATCGCCTGTCGCGCCTGTACCGCTCGATCCCGACCCAACTGAGCCGCTGACAACTTCTACTTTATTATCTATTTCCGCTATTGATCCCGAAAATGAAGAAGAAACATTTGTTAGCTTAGTATCAAAGCCGTCGAAAGATGTCTTAAAGGAAGAGGAAACATTTGTAATCTTAGTGTCAAAGCCATCGAATTCCGTCTTAAAGGAAGAGGAGACATTTGTTAGCTTAGTATCAAAGCCGTCGAAAGATGTCTTAAAGGAAGAGGAAACATTTGTAATCTTGAGGTCGAAAACGCCAAATTCTGTTTTAAATGAAGAAGAAACATTTGTTAACTGAGTATCAAAAAATTTAAATTCTGTTCCAAAAGAGGACGATAGCATATCCCTCTTCGATTGGGCATCCGTCATGGAGGCAGTAATCGCAGCATGTTTGGTGTCCTCAAATTCACTACTTAATTTGCGTAGATACCCTCTGGGAAATTTACCACCAACTGACCCCATTTATCCAACACCTGCTGAGCCGGACCAATTGTGGGTCAGTCGCCCCTCTGGTATACCTGTCAATCCAGCATAAACTGACGCGCTAGTTGAGGCTGTTTGGTTCGCCATTAAATATAGGCGAGTTATTTTGTAATCTGCTGAAAAGCTTTCATCGTTTTCAAGAAGAATATAGTTGTCTTCCTTCACGCCAAGAACTGAAAATCCAAGACGTATCGGCTTTGGTATATCGTCAACAGCGATTTCATTTTTAACAATTACGAACTTTGAAACTTTCCAAAATTCAATTTCGGTCACTGGTCCAAGGGCAGTAACTGAAGCTGTGGGTGGCTCAGTAAGAGGAGCAACCGCGATAGATGCGCTTGCCCATGGTATAGAGCTAACTTGGAATGAACCAACATTGTGTAATCCTGACTGATACGAGTTAAATGTTGACATTATTCTTCCTGTTCTACTCTTTGTTTAATCTTTTCTCTCTCTTCGTTATCTTTTGCAGTTTGCTCGTTTATGGCTTCATTGAACTCTGTCATCTTCATTTTTTCACCTGCTTTAAAATTTAAATGAGTTTTTTTTGACTCTATGAACATATGTTCTTCAATAAGCTTGTAGATATCTTCCAAAGCTTCTTGATACTCTGAAATGGTGCCTAAATATCCCTCAATACTTTTCATTGCGATCTTAGGCTCATTTTCAAGAATTGATTTACTTGTTTCCATAACCGCTTCCCTTGCCTCGGCTTCAAAATTTCCAACAGCCATCGCAAGAAAACTTTGAATCATCTTTTTTCTATCGGACTTCCGAACAGAAAATGTTATATCTTTTCTCTCTTCCATATTATAACTCCATTTCATATGTTTTTTTAATTTAAAATAGGAATTATTCTTAATATAAGTCCCATACTATTAAATAGTATTTTATTTACGATAATGAAAAAGAAAATGGAGGGGTGGTTGCCCACCCCTCCAAGAGTTGGTATTAAATACCGGGTTTAGATTAATTAATTAATCAAGCACCTCTATTGAAACAAACGTCAATAGTTTCACCATCAGCATTGAGCGTCATGGTCATTTCTGGTTTGTTGGTACCCCAAGACATGCGGTAGTTACCGGCTGCGGAGGAAACGCGGAAACCATTTGAGTTATCAAGGTGTCCTTCAAGAGTAGCAAGTCCGTCTGCTCTGTCTTTGATAGCTTGGTCAAGATCAATAAGATCTGCGGTCACACTAGTGTTACCGTTGATGTAGTTTTTGCTTGAGTGAGCAACGTAGTCACCACCGGCAGAAAATACAGCACCCATTGCAGCTTCGTGTTTGTCGAGGACTACTTGTTCAGCAGCGATCGCGGCGTCAAGATCAACAAGATCGCCGTGAATAGTAGTGTTGCCATTAATGTAGTTCTTTCCAGAGAAAGCCTGGTAAACACCAGAAGCGTTTACGAGTCCACCCAAGGAAGTCTCTAAAGCGTTAACTTCAACCACGGTTGCTTTCGCTGCGAGAGCATTTGTGATGGTGGTAGCATAGTTAGCATCATCACCGAGAGCAGCAGCTAACTCGTTGAGAGTGTCAAGAGCACCAGGCGCTCCGTCCAAAATCGCAGCGATAGTGGAAGCTCTGGTAGCACCGATTTGTGCGGAGTAAGAAGCAGAGATTGCAGCTTCGCGACTGACGATAGCAGCATCAAGATCAATAAGATCTTCGGTCACATTAGAGTTTCCGTTGATGTAGGTTTTGCCTGAGTGAGCAACATAGTCGCCACCGGCAGAAAACGCAGCACCCATTGCAGCTTCGTGTTTGTCGAGGACTACTTGCTTAGCAGCAGACAGCGCATCTGCGTCACTTTCATTCTGATTGACATCAGCTTGAACAGCAGCGAGGGCGGTGTCAAGATCTGAAAGATCGACAGCAAGATTAGCGTTTCCGTTGATGTAAGTCAATCCCGAGAAAGCTTGGTAAACGCCGGAGCCGTTTACAATTGCACCCAAGGAACTTTTCACAGCATCTGTGACAACTTGGTTAGCGTTTACGTCATTCTGAATCGTAGTACGACCTGATGTAGCGATGGAAACTTCAGAAACAAGGTTTCCAGAAACGTGTCCGATAGCGTTAACGGTACCAGCGAGAGCAGCGTCTAGAGAGCCAGAAGAAGCCCAGAAGCCAAGCGCTGGCGCGTCTTGAACTTTTAATTGACCAGACAAGAGCGAGCCCGAATTGAATTCGAGCCTCATGCTGATATGTTTGCCCGTGAGGGCGTTACATGGAATAATAGCCATAATTTTTTATATCTCCTATATTGATAGTATATTATGTAGACGAGGGTATACACTTAAAGATCCACTACAAGAGTGAATCAATAGGTTTTATCCCCATCCATTCGTATATAGGAAACTTAATTTAAAAAATCCAATCTATTTTTGGACCTTGTTTAAGGCAAAATGTATGTTATTGAGATCGTTGTTCTTTCAATGACAACATTTTATCGTAAGCTTTTCGTTTAGCTTTTGATAACTTTTCAAGGTAGTCATTTCGTCTCAAAACTTTAAATGCGAGGTTTTCGACAGAATATGCACCGATTGTTTCCAATCCTGTCTTTCTCATTTTCTTGATTTTTTGTTTTATCTTATCGGCGTACTTTTCAGCCTCTTCGTATTTCCCATCATTAATAATACCGTCTAAGCGATCTACTTGATCCATAATTGAGGCGGCTTTCTTTTTAATGTTATCTCTATCAAAATCTTTCTGCTCAAAAGTGGGCTTTTTAATCCATTCGTTATTTAGGACAGAATAAAGTCCCTGTGCTTCGTGAGGATCATTTACATCCTGAACATAAATTTCAACTTCATAGCCCTTGATAATAATATCGTGAAGTCGGTTCCATATGGATTTCATTGCGTTAAAATATTCGCGAACCAAATCAACTTTATCATCAACATCCTTGAAGTCTACAAGGATGTGCAGATCTACATCCGAAAAACGAGAATAGTTATATGCCGCCAAGGAACCTGTAAAAGTGATATCTTGATATTCAGCGTCACCCACCTCAAGGGAACTCCAAAAGTCATTAGCGATGGCTAAAAGTTTTTGACGGATTATTGGATCCAATTTGTCATCTTTCTGGTTCCAAAAATCTTGGTCCAATTCCTCGTGGACTTCAAAACTTGAAAGATCTACAGATTCAGGATCGGTTTGTTCTTTTATATATTTCTTAAAATTTCCGACGAGCAGTTCGGAATTTGGAGACTCAGATGTTATCTGTCCAAAGGTTCTTGCCCAGTTTTTAAATAATCGCATATTATAAATAGTTTTATAACTTAGAATCAGCAACTATCTTATTCATTGCGGCAAACAAATCAATAAAATTGATAACACCAAAACCATCTTCAATCATCATTGTCTTAATATTGGTTTTTGCGAATTCTGGCTCAAAGTTTTCAAGAGCAAAATTAATCTTTTTCTTGCCTTGGACACTTAAAGAGGGAACATAAAGTTGCATGAGTTGATAATTCTCTTCAATAACATCTTGTTTTTCTAAAATATTTGAGAAA